CCGGAACAAATGGCGTGTTGTTAATCGTGAGCAAATTTCCAGAATAATCATCAACTGTCGTGTCTATTATCAACGGAACAACACCATCGGTTTCTGTTGTTGCCTTAATCTGCTTAGTTGTAAAACTCGAATTATTGTCGCGTTGAACAATTGAGTTTGGTGTTGATGTGCTTGTTATTAAATACTTTGATTGAGTCATTACTTGACTCCATAAACCGATTCAGGGTCTAACGGGTCTATCTGCGCGATTGCCTGAAGTTGCGTAGACGGCAAACCAGTATGCGAAATCTTTGGCAGATTAAGAGCCACCAAAACAGAAGCAGGATCAAAACCTGACAGAATAAGTTTTTGAGCCATCGTAACGCGCTTGTCAGTTTCAACAAGTGAAGCTGCGCCCAAATCCACGTTAGCCAAAGGCACACGATAAACATCGCCACCATCAACAGGCCGTAAGTCCTCGAAACGTCTAATGTCATTAACACTTAAGAATCCTGCCTGCGATCCGATTGAATAACCGTTCATGCGCGTAGCAAAATCACCACGCAAAAGTCCATCCACATTGAAACGAATAAACGCGCCTTGTGGCAATAGTGCGCTGTAAGCATCTTCTATCTTTGCAACGTATGGGCGCAAGGTATGAGTTACAAAGTTGATGTTGTTCTGCTCAACGGAAGCATAAGACATTGCGCCCGGTGTTGTTATTCCAATCATGTGCGGTGGAACTCTGAACATTCTTGCGACTTCTTCAATGGCTAACTTACGGCTATCAAGCATCTGCGCTTCGTCAGGGTTGACGCCAGTTCTAACAAACTTTGCGCCACCTGTAAGCAGTCCAGTCTTGTGTGCTTTCCTGTATCCGTTGTGACGTGAATTGAAGCCGTCTACTAGCTGTTTCGCCTGATCGCTGTTAAGACCTTGTGGCGTTTCAATGATGCCTGAAGTTGTTGCGCCTTGACCAAAGAAACGTGAAGCAAAGGATTGCAAGGCACTCGACAAACCCAAGTTGTCTTTGAGTTCGGTTACACGCGACATTCCACGCAGTTCGCCAGCCTTGCGCATTTCTGTAATCTGAATCATGTCTTGCTTCATTACTGGTGTTTCTTGATACTCGTCAATTATGTATTCAATTTCACGAGTTACTTTGTTGCGAGTCACACGAACGCGGTAAGGGTCTATCACAACTAGGTTAATGACCTGACCAGAGTTATCGCGGAACACACGAACGAAAGCGTTGCCGTCTAGCAATAATGAAATCAAAACCTGTTGATAATGTTCTGAACGCAGTAAGTCTACGTCTGGTCTTTGAATCCAACTTGGTTGTGGTCTGTAAGGTATGCGGTCACCATCACGCCTAATAAATGAATCAACTGGAAGCGTAGAGATGGTGTCGGAAATTAAAAGAACGCAGGCATAGAAAGCGTTGATCTTGATTGCTTGGTTCTGATCTATGTTTGTGCCGGCTTCAGTTGTGAATGCAAAAGAATCACCTGCGCCCCAAACAGATTGAAAGCTGATCGCACGTTCTTCTTCATTACGACCTGTTAAATTTCCTAGCATTATTGACCCTTCTCAAATGCAATACCAACTAGCAAAATACTTATGCCAGCTGCGACTATGCCTAGTGGCAGGATGAACAAACCTAGACCTAGTGAGATTGTTGCTAAACCAACTGCTTGCAGGATAGACGGGATCAAAGCAACTCCTAGAAACTAAAGAACTGTGGCACAACGGGTTCTTCTCTGGAAACAGTTGCCCTATCAAATCCTATGATACTAGCAACTGCCGCATCTATCTTTCGTGGCGAACCGCGATGTTCTTTAACGATGCGCGGCCCTAGTCTGTCGGTCTTAACAACTGCGTTCTGTAAGTGACGTAGAAGCAACGGGTTGCCGTCATGTGTCAGCTTCTTTTCTACAACGGCATCTCTGAATTTCGTGCAGGCTGGAACCATACGCGCCGGAGAAGTCGAAGGCCACTCAACAATTGGAAATCCTGCATCATCTAAGACCTGCATTGTGCGTTGCCATCTGAACGGATCGCAAGCAATTTCCTTGACGTTATGTGTGCCACAAAATTCAATGATGGTGTTTTCAACGTCAAGAATGTCCACGCGCCAATCATCCTGATCTTCAGGTTGCTTTTCCCACGCCTTGACCATAAAGACATACGGCTGTTCTTCACAAGTGACGCCAACAATTACGGAAGCATCACCAGAGAACGAACCATCAAAACCTAAGACAACTGGAACTTCTGCATCAACGGTGCGCTTAACTTCTAGTTGTTCCCATACACCGTTTGGCAACCACGCGGTTTGACTGCTCACCCATTGGTTGCACCGCTTGGTTCTGAACTCTGCTTCTGGTGTTCGCTTGACCATAGCTGCAAAATCTTTTGGATCATTCAAATCACCAAAGGCAGGGTTTGCTTGTTTCCAAGTTTCCTCTAGATGGTGGTCTGCTTCCGCTTCTGATTCCCAACAAGCCATGAAGAAACTCGTATCTATAACTTCCTTTTGTGCCACACGTTTTCCGTATTGGTAAAGGTTATACGCGATTGAATCTTGACCAGATGAATCTGCTTTCACCCCGGCAGTAGTTACCGCGATCAACATTGGTTCACGCCTTGCACCCATTCCAAGTTGCATAACGTCAAACAGTTCGCGGTTTGGTGTTGCGTGTAGTTCATCAAAAATAACCATTGTTGGACTCAATCCTTCTTTGGTAAATGCTTCACTAGAAAGAACGCGGTAAACCGATCCAGTTGCAGGGACTTCTATGGCATCGCGGTAGACGTTACAAAGTTCTGCAAGTTCTGGTTCTGCTTCAATCATCTTCTTGGCATCGCTAAACACAATGCGCGCTTGATCTTTGTCAGCTGCACAGGAATAAACTTCACCACCATTAGGCCCCATGATCAACGACCATAAACCGATGCCAGAACCTAGTGCAGATTTTCCGTTCTTTCTTGCCATCGAAATGTAAGCGGTGCGGTGTCTAAACTTTCCATCAGTCCCAACTGCGAACAAATGGCGCATTAGTTCGTGTTGCCATTCGCGCAGTTCCATCTTGTCACCTGCATAACCTGCAACAGTTTCTTTAGTTTGAATTGCAAACGTGTTTATGAAGTCAGACACTTGTGCGCCACGAGATTTATTCAGCGCGGCTTTGTTCACAGGTGTTAGCCATGTTGGCGGCCATGACTCAATTTTTTTGACTGGCACGAGCCTTTAAGTCCTCAAGTTTTGAAACACGTTTAACTTCAGCTACACCAAGTCGTGAACGGTCTGTTGGCGTAAATCCTAGAAGCGACAAGTTAGCAACCAGTTGCCGATCTAGTTCACGCAAAGACTTGCGTTCATCTGGTCTATTGTTTTGCAAAACCTGAATGCGTAAGTTGCGGCGTTCATCAAGTAGTTCGCAAGTCATAAGCAGAATCTCAATGTCAGTTAGTGGACTCAACCACGTTTGACCCATTCCCCAAATACGTTCCCAAAGTTCTGTGCCGGCAGAACCCAATGGTCGGTTAGGTTCAGGTATTGAATAAGCAGACGGCAGAAGCACAAGTTCTTTCTGGTCTGGCAATGTACGTTTGCCCGGATTACCAGTAAGTCTTTTCTGTTCAATTGGTTTTGGTGGTCTGCCACGCGGAGCCATTGTTTAGTCCCCTGACAAATCGTGGAGCCCTGAGGTCGGATTTACACCGCCAGTTTCATCATGGAATGATGACGTGTTAGTTATTACACTATCAGGGCGTTTTCCACGATACATTGTTACGCCTTGTTTTGCAATTTGATCAAAAGGAATAACTGGAACGGTCAATCTTTTTTTAGCCTTAGGATTCAAAAAATAAACGTATCGCAATTGGAAACCAACTAACGGTTGCCACGTTCTAAATTCTTTTGCCATTTTTCTGTGGTGAGCTGTGATCTCATCCATGACTTCACCCGTATAAGGATTCAAAGCAAGATGATTGTTCTTTTTAATATTTGTCAGAACAAAACCACTAGCACGATAAATCGTTCCATCTCCGGATTGACAAGCATCAGAAAAACTAACTACCCATTCAATTTGGGGAGCGAATTTTTTAAGATAACGCATTGCAACACCTAATGCTCTACTTTCACTATTTTTAGGTAAGGCTTCAGAAAATGCCATTCTGTTTAATTCAATAAATCCATTCCAACTTGTTTGCTCAACAAGATTGATAGTTCCCTTTTTGTTAAGACTTGGGCCAAATTGCATAACACCTTCAAGTTTTCCGGCGTAAAAAACTCCTAGATGTAATTGGCTATTTGGTACTACTTTTCTAGAATAATGAATTTTTTTTACAAGTTCATTTGCTGTTTTTGCATCTATTGGTTTTATTAAAATGTCTTTTGCGCTCATAATTATTTACCAAGCCACAACTCGCAAATACGACTTATGGCATTTCCATTACTGTTTTCATTTCCCGTATCGCCATATTCGCCCAATGCTTTACTCGCTTGCAACGCTTCACGAATTGTTTGCATTTGATCTTTATGCAAAGTAAATGTTATTTGTTCAAGAATACTCTTGTCGTTATTTAATGCATCAAAAGCATTTTGTAAATCTTGATTTGTTGGCGGTTCTAGATTCTCAAAACCTAACTCTTCAAGTTCCCAACCGTT